TCCAGTTATAGGGGAGGGTGCTGCCGTGATCGGGGGTCTTGTAGCCATAGGGGACGGGATCGCACATCTATTCAAACATAACCATACTCAGACTGCGCCACCACCATTGCCACCTATCTCATCGTTCCAAGCTCCACAAGGAGTCACAGCAAAGTTCTCGACAGCCATCCCTTCAATTGATACTGCCACAGATCGGTCAGGTTCTTACACCAACTTCTAAATTATACAGAATATTTTAAAAAAATTATTTGTTTAAAAAATTTAAATAAATAAAATGTTTCGTGCGCAACCACAAGGTCAATACATAAGTTCAAAAAGTCAGGCGATCAAGCCAGACGTCGTTTCAGATGTCACCCCTCTCGAGCAAATCAGGATGCTACTCCCTTCTTATCTTGGATTTATCGATCCGAGACAAACCTTTCTTCGTGCCGTTGTAAGTGTCAGTGGAGGTCGTGGTCAGATCGTACCAGACCCAGAAGCTGGAGTTCATTCACTATTCCGTAATGTCATCATCAGAGATGGTTCTAATACCGCAACCATTGAAAGTCTTGAAGACTATAATGCTTTGACTGGAGCAACTAAACACTACACCGAACAATCATCTATCGAACATAAACGTCAGTTGTTTGAAGGTGTCCAACCTACTGCTACTGAAACAAACTCTTTGTATTATGCCGCAGCACCAAGTCTTACTGGTTCATCTTCCTCAGCACCTGTTAGAACTGCGAGAACTAAAAACTCTCCTGAAGTTTATATTAAACTTGAATCAGGACTTCTTAATGGTTCTCAAATTGTTCCAGTCGCTGTGTTAGATGGAGTTAGATTGTTTATTGATACAGAAGATCCGTCACGTGCTTTGTATCTTTTAGATCAAGGACAAGGCGTTCAGGATGCCGCAGGTGCTATTTCAGGAACTGCTATTAGACCAGGTGGTGATATTGCTTCTAATGCTTTCACTGTTTCTGGAGCAACTAATGCTTTTACATTTGAAACTGATCTGACTTGTGGTGATGACCAGAAAGAAAATCCATTTGTTATTGATGACCTTCTATCTATCACTGATGGAACTAACACAAGAGAGATGGGACTTATTACAGGTTTCTTCACTAATGGTGGTAAGCTTGGTATTGAGTTCAGACCTCAAAGAGCAAGTGGAGATATTGGTGATTCATTCACTGCTTCGGCATCTCAAGTATTCGTAAAAGCAAGTGATAGAGTTGCTGAAAAGACTGGAGTGTTCTTAACAAGTGATACTGGTTCATCTGGATCGGGAACTCTTGCTGCTCCAAGTTATTCAATTTCTGGAGTTGAGATGAGATGTTTATCAGTTCAACCGCCAGATGCTTACGTTTCAGGCATCATGTCGAAGTCGACAACTGAGGGTGGAGTTAGTATGGATATTCTAACATCTGAACTTCACAGACATAACCAAGTCGCAACATCGGGGATCACACAGGATCACATACCAACACTCGCAAAAAGGGCAAAGTCTCTTTTGGTTCAACCTATCCCTAACGACAACTATCGTTCTGCTCTTAAACATTCATTCGCTGGTGTTCCAGATTCAGCCCGTGATTATCAGTTTCAATTCGGTAGTGAGCTTGTACCATCTCGTAAAGCATCTCTGCTTCGTTATTCACAGACTCCATCAAAACCCGAACCGCTACACATGACAGAACTTCAAAAAGCACTTATCAATATCGGTAAGCCAGTAATGAACTTACAGAAGATCGACGAACACTTCTTAATCTCCAGAGCATTCAATCGCTACGGTCAAACTACAGATCTGTCTGATGAAACTATTTCTCTTCGTGTTGATTATAACTCTGGAGCAGTTCAAAAAGTATTCAATAACTACGTTTTCAAACTTGCTCGTATTATGATTAAGCGGGGTATTGTATCAGTAGAATCTTAAGAATTTTATAAAATTTTTTAATAAATAACTTGTTATTAAAAAAATGTCTGGTATGTCTATTGAAAGCGTTGAACGTTTCGAGTTGTTGCCATCTAATCAACCAGCAAATAACACTTACTCATTTAAGGCAGGTAGTCCTCTTATTACATTTAACATCGGTTCAGTATCGAAGCTTCTTCGTGCGTCTTCTGTTCGTATTAACGGAGAGATTGAAATTACGTCGGGAGCTGGATCAGCACCTAATAATAACGGATTGAAGACTGGTTCAACCGTCACAATTCAAGAAAACGACAGAGTTGGAACTAACGCTATATTTCAAAATGTAAATATCGCTTCTAACGATTCAAATCAAACTTTAGAATCTGTGAGACAATATGGTCGTATGATCGCAACTGTTGTTCCATCAGTTCAGTCTGAAGAAGATTTTATTTCACACTCTGGAGTTGTGACTAAATCAACCGCACAACAGTCATCAGCTGATAATCAGCTTAATAACAAGATGGCGTTCTCGATGAGATTATTTAGTGGTATGTTTCAAAGTGGAACTGCCATCCCTCTCGGTGTTAATGGAGTTAGGGGATTACAAATCTCACTTGAACTTTCACCAGATCAACAAGTGCTTTTCGGAACTGATGCGTCTTCTTCGGGTGGAGCATCGTATTCGGTTTCTAACTTATCTTTGAGTGGTGAAATGCTTATCCCATCACCTGCTGACCAACAGAAATTAAGTGTTCCATCTTCTGGAGCTTTGGTGTTTAATACTATCCAAAATCTTTACAGCGTCATCAATTCAAGTGATGCTACACAAACTTATAACCTTGCTTCATCTCAAGTTCTTTCTGTCTTTCATAACTTCTTGCCTGTCACACATTCTAATAACTATTCACAAGATGGTTTCAAGACTGCTATGCTTAAGAACACTGACGCAACTGGAGCAACTTACGACCAAGATGTAGTATTGAAGAAAGTGTCATTCTCTCGTGGAGGTCTTAAACTTGGACTGGATTATGAATTGGATGAACAAACACAATCTACTCAAGGTCTTCCAGAAACTGGAGTTCAAGTCAATGCTCTTAACGCATTACAATCATATCCATCATTGTCGAAGATGTTGAACCAACCTCAACTGTTCCCATTTGGAACAAAAGATGTTTCTGTTTCAGGTTCAGCAGAACAAGAATTCGGTACAGTGGATACCGCAAGAAACTTCGCTATTGGTCTTGCTATGGATCGTGTATCCGAACAAGGCATCGACTTCAGGGGACAAAGTTATGCTATGCGCCTTCAGAGTACAGCTGACGGTAAATCACCTGTGTCTGTATTTACTTACTACCTTGCGAAGAACGTGCTTCAATACTCCGCTCAGGGAATACAAGTTTCAAGTTAATTTTATAAAATTTTTTTAATAAATAAGTTATTATTAAAAAATGAGTTCGCTTCCCGATATTTTAAAGGTTCAAACACTACCTACAGTTGATAATATGAAAATCTCAACTCAGGTTCTCGACCCGATTACTATAACCGACAGTTTGTGCGTGTTTCAGATCCCTAAAGCTGGAATCCTCGATGCTGGTTCATTCGTTCAACTCGGAGTCACTGTTTCAGCTGACGGACAGTTTTTCTTCCCACTGGGAACTGGAGTTCATGCTATGATTGAAAAGTGTGTTCTTAAAATCGGTAATCAAATTGTAGCAAGTAATACACAGTATCCATATTATACAACTGCTTCAAGAAAGTTTGATTCGCCCGAACACAGAGCCTATGTCGACATGGTCAAGTCAGGCGCCTGTGGGGATAGATATGCCATCTCCGAATCTGGACGTATCGCTTATCGTGATCTGGACGCTTCTGTTTCAAGCACTGCTGCTGATACAGCACTAACTGTTCCATCTTTTATTAAACCAACAACTGTCGATTCAACTACTGCTTTGTTCTCTGTTCCACTCAGTACTCTTATCCCGATGATGCGTTCTCGTCAATTGCCTTTGTTCGCAATCAAAGAACACGTCTATTTAGAGATTACGTTCGCTCAACAAACAACAGACTCTGATATTGGTAAAGTATGTTGTCGCGCACAAACCTCATCCGACTCTGGAGCATTAGTTCCATCTAAATCAAATATCAAGTTTATCTTTGATGCTTTGTATTATACTGACTCAGCTATGGATAGTGTTATGTCTCAAGTCGCTTCTGACTCAGGAATGAATATTCTTTATGAAGACCAGATCGTCACAGACACACAAGTCCCCGCAACAAGCACAGGTGCTGGTATTGAAGAATCGCAGGTTATTGAAAGAGAAATTATGGTCTCTGGTCGTGTTCTTCGTTCCCTTCTGGTACAAGAAAAGAACGTTGGTGAAAACCACAAGTTTCTTGGTGAATACATCTCGAGAGACACAAAAATACCTACTGCTCTTAACTATCGTATTAATGACCAACGTATTTACGATCGTGATATTGTCCTTCCTACAAGAAAGTATGATGAACTTGCGAACGTTATGGGACGTCCTTTGATGACACCATCTCAGTTGTATTCATTTGATGCTGATACTAATAAAGCAGTTGTGACACAACCTTTGAACCAACAATCTACTTACATCGGTAAAGTCGAGGGGCATCAATGTCCTACTGCTGATAATACAAATGCTCTTGGTGACACTGACTTGAGAGCTACAGACCACTATGAAGGTCTTGATCTGACTACATCAGGGTTTAACCAACTTGGTAATGGTACTCGTGTTGGAGTCAAACCGATCCGTATTCTTAAGAAATATACAAGAACAAGCGACGATAAATCTGCTCGTGAAATGAAAATCTTTGCCTCTGTTGAACGTATTATGCTTCTTAAGAAAGGAGAAGTCACACTAACAGAATAGAGCTGAGGCTATCTAAATTTTATATATATAAAAGCTATATATAAAATGACTGACTACATCTTGTTAGAATGTAATAGATTACGTGGAAGACTCAATTATAATCAAACAGCAGAAGAGGATGATGAGTTTAAAAACCGATGGGTTAATAATGTATCATCTTATGGTATCACGATAAACAAAGGCGATGTTATTAATGTCGAGTCTGTTGCTATTAATACATCAGGGACGATTCAAGATACAATTGAACTTTTAGGTAAAGAGAATGAAAATGGTATAGTTGATAATGAAGTAGGATTTGAGTTCGCATATTATGTAAATCATTCAGGATATAATACAATCCCTCTACCTCTTACTTCTATGAAGACTTATAATGGTTATGCGAACGATACTCTCACGGGATTAGACAACGCAAGAAACAGAGGAATAGGAGAAGTAGATCTGACTGATTATTCAACTACACCAAGCACAGAATATAACAATCCTAACAATATGCCGAAAGGTAATTATAACAATATCGCTGTTGGTGTTTCAGCAGGTCTCAACAATCCATCTACATCAAGACCTAAATTCATTCAAGGTAATACATATTCATCTGATACATCTTCAAGACCTATTTACCAAATCAAAGCAGAAGAAGTCCAAGATGGAGAGCTTGTAAAGTTTTCATTTGTTGGATTAGATGGAACATCAACTTACACCGCTGGATTACAATCAGTGACAGTTTATGCCGATCCTCCTTCGTTCCCTTCTTCGGACTTAACGAATACAGCAGTTATAAGTATTCTTGTTGCTGATAGAGATAATGTTTCCACAAAGAAATATATTAAACCGAACGGTAGAAGATACTTCCCAGCAGTAAAGAATTGGAGTGGTTCGGCTTTAATACCTTATACTGGTCTTGCTGATGCTTCAGGTATAAATTTTGACCCTACACGATTGATTTCATTTTACGATGTAAGAACAACAATAAGCAAATTAAATGTTCCTGCTGGTTTAGTCACTCCACAGAACATCTCAACTTTAATGACCGAACAACTTCAAAAACCCTCAAGAGTTGATATTAGAGGTGTACCATCCGAATTTGCTGACTTTGATGATTATGGTATTCCTGACGCTGAAGGTAAAGTGCCGATTATAAATACTGAAGTGAGTAAATCTATGACTTGTAATTTCTCGACTTTCACATCTCCATATACTGAAACATCAAGTCTTGTTGGTGTGAGACAACTATTCTATTCTAAC